GAATATTTTAACACAGGCAAAAAAGGTGGAGCATTTCAAACGAAACGTAAGAAGCGAAAAACTCGAAACCATAAAAACACGCAAAAAATGTCTGCCAGAAAAACGAGACGATTGAATAAAAAATCCGTTGCAAAATAAAACATTCTTTGGATAAATAACATAAAATATGACTAACATAATGTATACATAATATGTTAAACATAGTGGTAGTATACACAGACCGCATTCCGCAATATGGAGAACACTTTACGCAAATGGAAAAAACTGGCATTACATTACACAACACAGATTGTGTATTAGCATTGGGACAAGATTACAATGAAGACATTGATGGTTTTCGCGAGAACAGCATATATAGAGATACTAATGTAAATGTTTTGCCATTTGATGCACAGCCGAAATATCAACAGCCAAGCAACGATACATATGAACGAAACGAACAATTGACCCGTGTTTATAAAAATAATGCGGCAAATATAATAACTAACACAAAAACGCCGTATGACCTTATCATATATACACATACGAATGTTCTCAACTTTCCAAGCATAAATTGGATTTTGTTATACGAAGAAACTGTAAAGTCGGATTGTTTATATGTAAATTCCGACCGAACATTCATTTGTGGTTCGTCATCAATTATGATGAAATATTTACGAAATGACCTGACTAGCAACATACGAGAACGGGAACTCGATATAACGACCGTGTGTACGGTTCCCATAATAGAGAAATACAATGCATTATTTGGATTTCGTGGTCTGGAAGAGACGTGCGATTCCGAAAGATATACAACACGAACTGATGAAGCAAATCGAGAATATTCGTTTGACAAGATGAAAGCATATGATACTGTATATTTTAGCAATTTAAATTTAAGAAAAGTATATAAGCAATTATATAGAACATTCACTAAGCCATTTATATTAGTAACAGGGGAAGGTGACTGTGAGTGTCCCAATGAACTATTTGAAACAGCCGCGGATTTTGATGAATTTTTAAAATGGGATAAATTGCAACATTGGTTCTGCCAGAATTGTTTGGTAGTACACCCGAAAATCACATTGATACCACTTGGCTTAGATTATCACACGATGATGTACTATTCTCACATACGAGGCGATCGTGGACCAAGATTGACCCCGATGGAGCAAGAAAGTCATATAATGGATCTGCGTAAAACAATGCGTCCATTTTGGGAAAGAATACCAGTATGTTATGGCAATTTCCAGTTTCTCACAATAACGAAATATGGTGGTGATAGAAAGGATGCGCTTGCGAAAATCCCGCCCAATGCGATTTATTATGATTGCAAACATCAGCGGAAACAGACATTTATCAATCAAACTTCATTTGCATTCGTAGCATCTCCATTTGGACAGGATTACGAATGCATAAGAACGTGGGAGGCATTATGTCTAGGATGTATTGCAATTATGAAAAGCTGTCCATTAGATAGCTTATATGAAGGATTGCCGGTGGTAATTATTCAGGATTGGAGCGAAGTAACGCCCGAATTTTTGCAAAAGACGTTAGCGGAATATAAAGAAAAGCACTTAAACAACGAATTTAAATATGAAAAGTTGCATAAGTATTATTGGGTGCGCATGGTGCAGCAAATGAAGGATGCATTGTTATCAAAGTAATTTATATTATTACGAATTATTATCAAGCGTAAGGAGAACCTTGACAATAATTATTTTGCAAAAACAGTACAAAACACGCATTTTATGTTTGCTTGGTCCACATTTGTGGGACACTTTTACTATACTAATTTATCACTCTTTATAAAAGTCCAGAAAAGAATCGGCATCGCTCGCCGAAAATGGACAAAAATAAATGTCCATTTTTCAAAAGGGTCGAGGGACTTTGTGCAAATGGCCCTCCGAAAAACACGTAGTGAGCATAATGATGTAAATACGAAAATTTTGATGAAAATTGCCACTGCATACTTTTTTAAGTGTTTTATGGTCAAAGGGTTTAGAACTAAAATGTTTAGCCATTATATACTAATGGCGACTAACGAATTTAGTTCAGATTGTTCAACGCAATATATTTGTTCAATATGCAACTATAATACCGAGCGAAATAGTCAATATATTAGACATTTAATGACTGCAAAACATATTAGACTAACAAATACTAATGAAAACGTTCCAAAAGGTTCCATAGCATATATGTGTTTATGTGGAAATGAATACAAGCACGCATCTAGTTTATGCAAACACAAACGAACATGCAAAGGAACAGCAAATGCTATTACATCAGAAATTGATACAAGTAATGATGGAATGTCTGTTTCAATCAAGGACAATCTCATTATTGAACTGTTGAAACAAAACCAAGAATTCAAAGACCTTATGATTGAACAAAATAAACAGATGATGGAACTTGCCAAAAATGCAGGACATAATACAATCAATAACAACAACACCAATTGTAACAACAAATTCAATCTCAATGTGTTTCTTAATGAAACATGCAAAGATGCAATTACAATGGACGACTTTATCAATTCTATTGAAGTTACCCGTGAAGACTTCCTACATACTGGACAGGTTGGTTTCGTGGAAGGCATATCTACGGTTATGGCTCATCGCTTCCGAGATATGGAAATGCATACAAGACCGCTCCATTGCACCGACTTGAAACGGGAAACCATCTATATTAAGAACGCTGATAAATGGGAAAAAGATGACTCCGACAAGACACAGATGAGAAAAGCCGTACGTAGCGTTGCTAAGAAGAATATGAAGGAGTTATGGAGATGGTACAACGACAACAAACCTGCGGTCGAGCAAATTGGAACTGACGTATGTGAGGATTACTTTAAGTACCACAAGTCCGCATTGGGAGGCTATGGTAAAGAAGAAGACCTGAAATTTGAAGAGAAAATCATAAAGAATGTAATCAAAGAGGTGCAAGTAGATAAGACGGCATTGACTGCACTATGAATTCGCACTAATCGTATTATGCAAATAACTTAGAATTATATTCGCATAATAGTATATAAAATGCAGAAAGCAGATATTGATTATTCTAATACGATTTTTTACAAGATTTCTTGCAAAGATACAAACATCACAGATTTATACATTGGACATACCACAAATTTTGTTCAGAGAAAATATGCACATAAACAATCTTGTATAAATCCCAAATATGCTAACTACAACTGCAAGGTATACAACGTTATCAGACAGAACGGATGCTGGGACAATTGGCGTATGGATATCATTGCTTACCACGATTGCAAAGACCTGTATGAAGCTCGTAAAAAAGAACAAGAATATTTCATTTTATATAATGCTACGTTGAATAGTATAGAACCTATGCCTGGACCTAAATGTGTAAATAACCTAACGCAGCCGAACAACAGAAATGATGTGAAATCTAATCACCGATGTGACATTTGCCACTTTTCTTGTTTCAATACACAAGATGCATTTAATCTACATCTAACGCAGAATAGACATATAAAGGCGGTTAATAAATTGTCCAGACTTTCAACCAATCTCGGCGACAAGTTAGGTAAAGAATATAAATGTGATAAATGTCATTTTAAATGCAGCAAACAAAGTGACTACACTAGACACCTTTCCACTGCTAAACATCAAATGGTTCATAATGATACACCAAAATACCCCAAATCATATACGTGCATGTGTGGGAATGTATATAAGCATTCTTCTGGGCTTTATCGTCACAAAACCAGTTGTGCTTCTGTTCAGCCATCATTAGTAAATAGCAACGCCCCACAACAATTGCAGCCACTAGTAGATGTATCGCTAGTATTAGAATTAATCAAACAAAACCAAGAGTTCAAAGAAATTATGTTGGAACAATTGACAAAGAATGCATTGACTGCACTATGATTTCACGCAATTGTATCGTAATATAGTTATGATACAATTTGGACAAAACCGCATAGAAATGTTATTTTTATTTTCTAGTTTTGCGGGCTTTCTTGGATTTGTGAGACTTTCTTGATTTGTGAGCCTTTTTGGCTTTATGGGATTTTCTATGTTTGTTGGCCTTTCTAGTCGTTTTCCCACCAAGCGTTTCGGCAACTAACTTATTCATTGCGTCGCGGGATATAGCTGAATTGTTAACATTCGGGTTGACTTGCTCGTTCGTTTCTTTTGCTTCATTCAAACCCATCTCAATTGCACCCATGTCGCCGCTGTACTTTTCGTGATACGCTTTTTCCTCTGCTAACTCCAAGAGTTTCTTTTCATTTTCCACTTCCGCGTCGATCTTGCGGAGCAATTTATTGAAATTGGCTTGTGGACGACCCAGTGGTAGTGGCAGTGTGGATTTTAGTTCAGTGTAGTATTTATCATCATCTCCTTTGCTTTCGTCGTTAGACATCATATATAATATTACAATATTATATTTGTCATAAATTTGATACAATTTATCGGGTATATTTGCCAGCCCGAGCAAACGAATCAACCACAAATATGATAAAAATTCCTAAAAAGGAATACAATATAAATTCTTCGGTGATGTTGTCCGTTTTTTCGTGTTGTTGTTGTTCCAGCAAATGTATCATGTAGTTGATTTTTTCTAACAATTTGTTATCTCCACCACTTGCATTTATGCCCATAGCCGAATAATACGGACGCGTGGGTGGAGTGTAACTCTTATCATAGTTGCTATATATAGCCGCCTTGGCATCATTTGCACCATATCCGTTAGCACGCTGAGCACCATAAATATTAGACGCAGTTCCCTCGTTTTTAAATCTCGGAATAGGGGGCATATATTGTTGTTCGTCCACATTATCGCTAATATCTCGTTTTGGTTGAATGACTGGTGGTGAAATCGGATTAAATTTACCCATTGTATTGTCATCGTCCGAATTTGCACTGGTAATTTTATCCAATAACATATTCACCTTGGTGTTGCGACTATTATTATTTCGTTCAACATCTTCAATTGTGCTAGGTTTCATAGATTGGAAGTGTTCATTGGCGTTTATATTTTCATCAGAATCGTCCGACTGTGTCTTAGATTTCGTAGCATTTCGTCTAATAGTAGGAATTCGCTTTTTATTGTTAGATGAATCATCACTTATCCATGCCGAAGCGGTTGTTACTAATGACATTTTATATAAATAAGTATACTTAAAAACTAAGTAGAAATTATTTTACCAATAATGAACCGAAATTTTGGAAATATAAAGTCGTGTTATAGTATAGTACATATGATAGATACGATTGCCCAATTTATACCCATCGTGGTTATATATATCCTACTATCGCAGTATAGGGGATGTATTGAATTTAGTCATACCGTTATTGGAAAATTATTAGCGATTTCTATAATCATATTCTATTCAATGATCGATACAACAATCGGCCTCTTCGTTTGTGCATTAATCATTCTATTCTATCAGATGGATTGTACAGAAAATATGCTAAATATGGAAGCGTTTCACGACATTGAGGGAAAAACGATGACTGAATATATCGAGGAGAAAGAACCCCCGCCATTGGAATATGAAGAAATAAAACCAGCTAAATCTAGAAGCAAAAAACAGATCGAGACGTTTGAAAATGTGAGTGAAGAATATGGAGACAATGAAGTCCAGAATGCATTTCGCAAGCAAAATTGCAAGAATGGAACATTAAAGTACAAGAATATGCAGGTAAATAACGAAATGGCGCCTCATATTTTTCCAGAAATAAAGTTTAACGATGATTACTGCAATGTATGTAGACCATCGTGTAAGTTTTCAATTGTCGAGGCAAAGTTTCGCGCAGAAGATAAAGTAGAGCAACTGGACAAATCGTCATAGACAGTTCGTCAAAATTTCGTGGCATAAATATCTCGTTACAACGTATAGGTTGCAATGAAAGAGCCGAAGGGAACATTTAAGTCAATTTTTACATATTTGCACAATCAGATACAGGCAGTTAATGACAGTAAAATATTTACAGGATTGATGATATTAACACTGAATGTCGTATCCCGATTTGTAAACATTAATCTTAGCAAGTCAATGGAGTCGTATTTAAAATATACAGTAAGTCGGCAATTATTGGTGTTCTCCATCGCGTGGATGGGTACCCGGGATATTTACATCGCAATGTTTATAACGTTGTGTTTTATAATATTTACTGAATATCTATTTAACGAAGACAGTGCATTGTGCATTTTATCTGAAGACTTCCGAGACTATCATAGCACGCTGTTAGACAATAATAAAATAAACGAGGACAAAGTTTCCGACGATGACATTAAAAAGGCAAAGGCAGTTTTAGAGAAAGCGGGAGTGCAGAATGTAGTAAAAGAGAAGGAGGTGCAGAGTTTCTCTATGAAATAAGTAAGTAATTAGTGTATCATTATGTGAAATAATGTGTTCACATAATATAAATAGAACACTAAAATGGATGTACATCTTCTAAGAATTATGATGGCGACAAATATACCAAATAGCAAACCGATCGAGTTTACCCGTAGCATGTTGTATAATCCAGAATACAAAGAGTTGAAGGGTAGTGGAACGTATCCATATATAACGGATGAAGTGGATTATTCTAAGACGTACATAGAATCATTGGCATATCCAGAAATTATTGATACGTTTTTCAACCGAGATAAATTTATTAATATGGTTTCTAATGCACGTGGCAAACCGGATAACGCAGTCAAACTGGACAAACAAAAAACGCTAGAAACCAATGTGATGACGATGTTAGCATTGTTATTTCCAACAAAATATTTTACAGTGAATAATCATAAACAATCGATTGAATTATTGGAACCAGGAATAGCAACGCATTATAAGCATAGCATATTCTACAATCCATTAAAAACGCTCTCGTCATATGTTAACATTAATAGCAAACCATATACAGTAACCGAAGTGATATGGTTAAATGATCTATTAAATCATCCATCTTATCGTAAATTGTTGGAAGAGGGTTATAATCTCAACCGGTCCTTGAATACATATAAAGCTGAAATTATTGGAAAAATTACCAAGGTCAAAGGAAATGTAATTAGAGAGATTGATGCAATTGAAACAGAGATTACAAATGGGATCACGGACGGATTGCAAGGTAAAGCGAATGTTGCCAAATCACCGTATGCATCTGGGAGTAATTATGATGCGTTATTTGCAGTATTATTTGTTAATAAAACACTAAATGGCGAGATAGCAAACGATGTACTACTACAAAATATCAACGATAAGATTAAGAAAATTGCAGACAATAATTACGCCGGTAAAGAGAGAACCCCCAACATCTATGTCCCATCTATATTAAAAGACTTATATGCAGGTGTAAAATCAATTGACAGTAAACCGACTGATGAATATACGCGACTTAAAACAATATTAGATAAAATGCGTCAAGCCGATATTACAACAGCGTTAAGTAAAATAATAAAAACGACGCACGTAAAAGATGCAGTTTCGCTTACTTCTCACGTAGAAAATCTATTTAACCGTAATTTGATAAGGGACTATACAGATTTGATTGAGCAGTATCTGAGTGCAAGTAACATAGACTTATCAAAACAATCAAATTCGCGTACTGATAATCAAATCATATCCCAATTTAAATACAATGTTCAATATAAGTACATTCGCCCGACTTTAACTACAACTAATATTGAGTTGCAGCATTACATTGATGCAATTACACCAGAGATCGCAAATGAATGGATTAAACAATTTGAACAGATATACAACAAATATGTACTAAAAATTAAAGATGCAAAAATTGACACTCATTTATTAAATCTGAATGTGACGAATATAAATATGGAGAAATCTGGAACATCCGTGCCAACAAAAGAGATTTATATTAAATTAAAATTAATAGATGGAGAAGTAAATGATACAAACAAATCTGATATATATTGTCCGATAACAAATGATATGCTTGGTAATGAACTAGTAAACTTAATTAATAACAAGACTGACAATGCAAATATATTGAAAGAAGAAGAAGCTATGTTTTCTGTAAACACAAAGAAAACCTCGTTCAATTACAATAACAAACAGAATAATACTCCTACGAATGCAAACATCCAGCCATCCAATAAGCAATACAATTTAGGCAACCGAAACAACCCACTTGACAATTATAAACTAAACGCAAACAAACAGCAAGAAATTACGCCAGATGCTTATAATAAGTTTGGGTCAATAATATTCAATAACGCCAATAAACGAGACTTTGGAAAAATCATTGATGAAATCCAGCCATTTTCTAGTGATATTCGTTTAGATCCAGGCAGCATACTTGATTTTATAACTAAAACATATGCAGATAGTCTTACTGGGAATAAAGACCAATATATCGAGTTACCTAATTTACCAAATGCAATTAATGAATGGAGCAAGAACGTTGTTCGTAACAATACTATTTTAGAGGATAAACTAAAACTAATGAAAAGCACACTTGACACAAATTATGATATAATTAAGACCAAAGTAACGGGAGGCAATCAGATAGTCGATAACAAATACCGAGCAAAACTATCATATCAATTAGCTATTATTGGATTGTATGTGCATATTGTCAATCTTCTATTGACGAATGAACTCGGTAAAAAAATAGTAGCAATATCACGGGGTGGTAAACCGCATAAAAAAAGAAGACATAAAACTATAAAATATAAATCAAAATCTATTTATAAAACACATAAGCGACGTAATTTTTAATTTATTAAATGTATGTAATTTTTGTTTAGTAAAATACTGGCTTACCTTTAACGAAGTGTCCTACTGTGTCTCCAACGTCTTCATTTGACGCAATCGCATAAATTACACCGTCTGTTTCGTTTGTGGTATAATAGCCTTTTCCTTTGATCGTAACCTCAAACACTTCTTCTTCGACTTCCTCCTCGGCTTCGACTTCTTCCTCCTCGGCTTCGACTTCTTCCTCCTCAGCCTCAGCTTCCTCCTCCTCGGCTTCGACTTCTTCCTCCTCAGCCTCAGCTTCTTCCTCCTCAGCCTCAGCTTCTTCCTCCTCAGCCTCAGCTTCTTCCTCCTCAGCCTCAGCTTCTTCCTCCTCAGCCTCAGCTTCTTCCTCCTCAG